CTCCCAATTTGTACATACACAAAGGTAAGTTTTCGAAATTTTATAGAAACTTCAAATGTGCGGTATTGATTGCTATACCTGCAAGATAGTCGGCTGCGTTACCTAATGAACTTGCAGTATTGCTTAGTTCTAGATACCCGTATCTCGTCATAAACGAAACTACTGGTTCGAACGTATTTGGGTCAATAACAACGCCTGAGCTTGTTAGAGGAACGTATGGGCAATAATATGCCGCGGCATCAATTTCTCCAGGGCCTTTATAACCAATTAGCACATTTGTATCATCAGCAGAATACTGGTTTACATAAACGCGCATACTATTGTTGAGTGTACCAACGAATTTAGTATTAGTTGGAGCTTCAAATGTACCTTCAGTTGTACGTGCGAAAGCTGATGTAGTTGCGCTCTGCAAAATAGTTAAAGCAGTTGGACTTACAACCACCCAATTACCTGCACCACGACGTGTACGAGCAGCAATCAAGTTTGCACCACGATTGATTAGAATTGCCAATGCGGCATGTTCGTCACCAACGTAAGTAGCTGTACCACTTACAGCACCCTGATCATATGTTAATGTTGTACCAGCTAAAACGCCCAAGCTTGTCAATATTTCCTGGTCGATTTCTGCTGTAATTTCTTGTGCCAAAGCTGCCATAATTTCAGCTTCGATATCAATACCCTGTTGAGCCTGTGAATCCTGAGCAGATTCAAAAGTCCAACGAGCGCTTAACTTACGGGTCTTAGCTTCTACTGTTTCTTTTAAGATCTGGATATTCAAGCGCTTACCAGCAGTACCTTCTAGAACGCTAACTGGAGCGGCCTTAGGATAATTGCTGTTTCCGTTACCGCTATAAAATTTAGCGATATCGAATGGGCTCAATGCTTCTGTACTTGCTACAACTGGATTTGGTGATCCAAATGTGTCAGCATAACGAACACGCAAAGTATGAATCTGACCAACTGGGCCAGTCATTGGTTGCACGCCGATAATTTCGTTCGCAATAACTGTCGGCATGACACGACGAATTACTGGAAGAATTACTTTATTTAAAGTTGCTACATTACCAGCGCTAGTTGAGCCTGGTGTTGCACTTTCAAATAATATTCCTGATTTACTCTGTAAATCTTTTCTAGTATTCTCTAGGATAACATCCATAACTTTCTTGCGGTTGCCAGTTAGGCCTTCGCAAAGAGCAGTTTTGGTAGCCGTCCAATGAGTTTCAAACAAATTCTTGCTCATTTTATTAATTCTCCTTAACCTTATTTAATCCTGCAAGATATAGTATGGAAGCTATGTCACTATTAGCTGCAATTGAATCATCAGTCACAGCTTCATTTAACTTATTCTTCCTATCTCCCGTGATCCCCACGGATTTATTTTGAGTAGATTCAGATAAACTTGTTTTACCTGGATTACTCTGTGTGTTGCCGTTGATCACGGCAGGAAGATAGCGATTAAAAGCTTCTCTCAAATTAGACGTTTTAATGTCTTTGAGCATTTCACCCATCACTGCCTTCTTATCACGGCTCAATGGTGCTAATAATTCGCCCATAGTTTCAAGTCTTGCAGCTTTATCAATGGCTAATTTTGCTTTTGATTCAGCTTGTTCTACAAGTTTGATTTTTGCTCGAGTTTCTAATTTAGCTTCAGTGAGCCTGTGTTCTTTATTGGCTATTACCTTTTGCAATTTTTTAATTTCACTGCCTTCTGAAAGATAACTGCCCATATATTCTGCTACCACAGCTTCAAAGATTCTACGTCCAAAATTATTCTCACGAGCAACTTTGATATCATCTCTCCACTGTTTTAGTTCACTACGGATAACTTCATTTAATGTTTTATCAATTAAACCTGTCGCTTTACCAACAAATTTAGTTCGTGTTTCCTGTAGTCTCTTTTTGCTTTCAGTTGCCAACTTAACACGTTGTTCAACTAATGCTTTTTTATCCTGTTGAAATTCTGCAATCTCCTCAGAGAGGTTTTTGATTACAAATCCTTCTAATTTATTAACTCTATTGACTAATTGTTTCTTGCTATCTTCTTTTATAGACTGCAATTCTTTAGCCATTTGCTTACGCTGAGTAATTAAGCGCTTACGATCTGCTGTGAACTCTGCTATTTCTTCCTTAAGTTGACGACCTAAGAATGTGTTTAGCAATTTGACATGCTGAGCTAGTTTCGTTTCATAAACCTTTTTAACGGCTAATGTTGCTTTACTTAGCTTTGCCTTTTGTGAAATTAAAGCTGTACGATCTTCTGAAAATTCAGATAATTCTGCTTTAATTGCATCTGTTAGCATGTTGTCCATGGCTTCGACAAGTACTGATTTATCATGTGCATAACGAGATGCATATGCTTCCTGTAGCGTTGCTTCAGTTTCCCTAATTTTACTATCGAAAGCTTCTTGTAAGCTTTCTTGACTTCTGGGCCAAGTACCTCGTTTTCTAAAAGCTCTTTTAGTTGATTTTCCATAAGACTCAACTCCTGTTAAAACTTTAATTCATTAATCCAACCAGTGAGTATTGACGTTAGATACTTCTGTGCAGAAGTATCAGATTTTACAGCCTCAGCTAGTTTTTGTATTTTATGCCCATGTTTATGATTCATGATAGCCTCATACATTGGTACGGGATATGCACTAGGAGCACTTGGTTTAGCGACGATATCTACTGTTAACATATCAAAATCACTAACTTCACCATCATCATTAACATTACCAGACCCGCGTGAACTAACACCTAACTTCACACCACATTCCAATAATGTTTTTACTATATTCCCACATGGAGTAGGTAATATTTGAAGTTTACCGTATCCATTACCACCTTCCATCCACATTTGAGTAATTTTATGACTAACTCTATCTAAATGTATTTGTAATTCTTGAGGATGGTCACACTCACCTAAAACTCCTGCATCTTTTTTGATGCATTCATTTATACCTTCAACCGCTTTGCGTATTTCATTTATAGGATAAACTCGACCATTATGGTTACGTATCCCGCCCTGTATGAAAATACCCTTCATATAAAACGATTTATCTCCGCCTTCTTTTTCAGCTTCACAAATAACTTCTGCTTTAGCAGCGTCGTAATTTAATTGTTCAATTAACAAATTATTATGCATTGTCCTAG